TTAATAAACGCATGCTTGGAGAGAATGTTTACAGTACCCGCACTCCTGAACAGCGGGCACAGGAATTGCTGGCAAGAGACCTTATTGAGTTGGACGATATGATTACCCGCCGTGAAGAGTGGATGTGCCGGGAGGTATTACTGAACGGCAAGGTCACAATCAAAGGCTGGGTGGATAAAGTTGGTGGCACCGATTTTGTTGAGGACGAAATTGACTTTGGTTTTACTAACAAAGAAACCTTGGCCGGTGCTGATGCCTGGAGTGAAAGCACCAGCGATAAATACGGTGATTTGGAGCGCATTCGCCGGACTATTATCCAAAACTCCGGTATAAATCCAAACGTCGTTATTATGGCTGGTAATGTGGTTGATCTTCTTATTAACGATAGCAAAATTCAGCAACTTCTTGATATCAGAAACTTGACCATCGGCACAATTCAGCCCCGCATCCAGATGGATGGCGCAACCTATATCGGCACGCTTGTAAGCTTGGGGTTGGAGCTATATTCATACGATGAATGGTTCGTGGATGATGATGGCAATGAATATGCCATGGTCCCCGATGATTATCTCATCATGGCGCGCACGGCGATGGGACAAAGGCTTTATGGAGCAATCACTCAAATCGAAGCCGACGACGAGTTCCATACTTACGAAGCTATCAGGGTGCCCAAAGTTTGGGTGGACAGGAACAATGACCAAAAGATGATTCGTCTAGCTTCCCGGCCGCTGCCTAAACCGGATGACGTGGATAGCTGGTACGTTTTAAAGGTGAAGTAATATGGCAATAATTGTGAAGCGGTACAAGGTCCGCTATAACGGGGTTGTTTACGGCACTGGCCAGCCGGCCGGCCAGGTGATAACGGGCCTCTCGAAAGAAGAAGAGGCCCGTTTGATTGCCGAGTCAAACGGGAGTATTGAAAAATACGTTCCACCCAAAATTGAAGAGCCTAAAGAACCGGATGGAGAAAAGAGTGATTCCAGTTCTGCGCCTGCCCCCGGGCCAACAGATGAAGGTGATGGTACCGACCTTGAGGGTGAAGAAATCGCCGCGGTTGATCCCGGTGAGCTGATTAAACCCAGCAGCAAGAACAGCAAGAAGCGGGGGCGTTAACCCATGCCCCCGCTTAAAAATTATATTGCCCTGGATCTGGCTACATTTTTTAATCTAGATGAATTTGCTGACCTGCATGATATAGATGGCCAGCAGGTACCGGCAATTATAGACTCGGACGTTTTGAAAAAATTTTCTCGTGGTTCAATGCAACGGATGCCGTATAATGACGGTGTATATACTTCTGAAACCATGCTGTTTGTGCGGGAATCTGACTTGGGGTATCGACCGGTAATCGGACAACACCTGCGCTTGGATGGTGAGCACTATCTGGTGACCGATTGTACTGAAAATGCTGGTGTGCTGGAAATTACCCTGGAGGCGAACCGGGCGTGATTGAATTAACTGCTGAACAAATTAAAAAAGCGCAGGATTATTTGGGACATATCCCGGGTGCTGTGCCTAGGGCCCTGGCCAATGCCATCAACCGGGCCGCCGAGTCTGCAAGGACAGAAGCAGCACGCAAGGCAAGAGAGATATATCATGTTAAACACAAAGATATTATTTCCACCATTAAAATCAAGAAGGCCAGCCAGGATGATCTAACAGCTGTTGTTTCGTCAAGTGGCAACCTTTTGCCCTTATCAAAGTTCAGGATAACCCCGCGGCGGCCACAGCCAAAAAGAAAAAAACCGGTTATTGTTCGTGTCAAGCGTGGTGGAGGTGGCCCGGTTAAAAACGTGTTCGTTGCCAAGATGCAAAGCGGCCATATCGGCGTATTTGCACGAGTTGGTAAGGCCAGGTTGCCAATTCAGGAAAAGTACGGCCCTTCAATACCCCAGATGCTTGGCAGTCCGACAGTGTCAGCATGGGTGGAGGAAAAGGCTGTTGAGCGACTGGAACAGCGCCTGGACCACGAAATTAACCGTATCCTGGAGGGTAAATAAATGACGCCCATTGTTCTGGTTGATGAATTAGTTAAATTTATTGAGTCGGTAGTTGATGAATTCGAGCTTCAGTCAAATGTGTCCGGGGTTAAAAAATCTCCCCAGGTCGTGCCCGGTTGGCTGAAAGAAAAAAAACCCAACCAGCAGCAGGACCCGCCTGATTTTCCTTATGTTATTGTCAGATACATTGAAGATAATGACACGGGTAATGGCAACTTGGCCACCGTCCGAATTATCGCCGGTACATATAGCGAAGATGTACAGGACGGCTGGAGGGACTGCATGAATGTCCTTACCCGGATCAAGGTGGCCCTGCTCAAACAGCCTATTGTGGGTAAGGTTTTCCGGGTTGAACACCTGATCAAAACTGAACTGCCCGAGGAACAACCATTTCCGGAATGGGTTGCGTTCATGACTCTAAATGTAACAATGCCGTCCGTCCAGGAGGAAGGAGGCTATTTTGATGCCATCGATTAAGAAAAAGGCGGTGCCTGAAAAAAAACATGGGCCGCTTATTTATTGCGGCCCGAGTTTACCGCGGGGGATATTGTACCAGTATCACGTATCTCGCGGCGGCCTGCCAAAGCACCTTGAGCCACACTTTGAAAAGTGCCCGGCGATAAAGCGCCTATTCGTGCCGGTGGAAAGCCTGAACGAAACTGTGCAGGCGGTCAAAAAATCTGGCACTGCCGAAAGCGTGTGGTTCAAACAGGTGTTGGAATACATTCAGGGAGGTGCTAAATAGTGCCCTATAAACACGGCGTATCTGTTTCCGAAGCCACGACTTCAGTCGCCCCGCCCGTCCGGGTGGCCGCTGGCCTGCCAGTGGTGGTGGGGACGGCTCCTATCAACCTGGCCAATACCCAGGAGTATGTAAACAAACCACTTCTGGCCTACACTTACCAAGAAGCCGTCAACGCCCTGGGCTACTCCAAAGACTGGGCCAGCTATACTCTTTGTGAGTTTATTAAATCTCACTTCGCTTTGTTCAATGTGGCGCCGGTGGTGTTCATCAACGTTCTGGACCCTGCCACGCATAAGGTAAGCGTGACAGCTGAAACGGTGGCGCTCGATGTAAACGGCCAGGGTGTGCTCGTTAATAAGGGTGTTCTTTTGTCATCAGTGGTTGTTAAGTCTTCCGACGGCTTGACCACCTATGTGCTGAATACTGATTACACGCTCGCGTTTGATGACGAAGGAAACGCTTTAATCACGAGATTGGATTCCGGGAGTATTGCTCAAGGAGTGAACCTGCAGGTTGATTATGATCACCTGGACCCGTCCTTGGTTGACAGCGCTGACATTATCGGCGGCGTGGACGCCACCACCGGGAAATACACCGGCCTGGAACTGGTGAACAAAGTATTCCCGCTTTTTCGGCTTGTGCCCGGCCAAATTTTAGCCCCTGGTTGGAGCCATGACCCCGCCGTGGCCGCTGTCATGGTGGCCAAGGCTGGAGCAATTAATAACCTGTTCAAGGCCATGGCCATAACCGACGTGGAAGCGTCAGCTGCTGGCGCAGATCTTTACACCGAGGTACCTGCATGGAAGAACGACAATAATTACGTTGGTCCCTTGCAGGTGGTCTGCTGGCCGAAAGTCAAGCTCGGAGATGAAGTTTACCACCTTTCTACCCAGTTCGCCGGCCTGGTGTGCAAGACCGATGGGGAAAACGATGACATTCCCTTTGTCAGTCCTTCGAATAAAAACCTGCAAGCCGCTGGTGCGGTTGTTGACAGTGGTGCTGAGGTCACCCTTGATCCCACTCAGGCGGCTTACTTAAACGGCGAGGGCATCGTTACCGCTTTAAACTTCATCGGTGGCTGGAAACTGTGGGGTAACAGGACCGGTGCTTACCCGGGAGTAACCGACGTCAAGGACACTTTTATTCCGGTGCGCCGGATGTTCAACTGGGTGGGCAACACCATTGTTCTGACCTACTGGCAGTTCGTTGATGACCCTACTAATAAGCGTCTCATTGATACTGCGGTGGACAGCCTCAACATCTGGCTGAACGGACTCACTGCCCGTGGTGCCCTGCTCGGTGGTCGAGTGGAGTTCATCCAAGATGAAAACCCGATTACCGACTTATTGAACGGTATTGTACGGTTCCATGTTTACCTGACACCGCCGGTTCCGGCAGAGGACATGGAATTTGTACTGGAGTTTGACACCAGCTATCTCGGCACTTTGTTTGGTGAATAACGGGGGTGAAAATTAATGCCAGTAAATACTGTGCCTGAAAGACTAACGGCGTTCAGGGTATATCTGGAAGGGTCCACCGACTTAAAGGGCGTGGCCGACATTCAGCTACCCTCCCTGGAGGCCATGACCGAAACTGTCCGGGGAGCCGGAATTGCCGGGGAATATGAATCGCCCACCCTGGGGCATTTCGGCAGTATGAAGTTGACACTTAACTGGCGGACCGTGTCTAAGGATATGCTGAAATTATTGCGTCAAAGAGCACAGCGCCTGGACTGCCGGGGCGCGTTTCAAGAATATGACGCCGGCGCGGGGAGTTATTTAATCAGACAAACCCGTGTAGTTGTTCAGGGATTGCCCACCAAAGGCGATCCCGGCAAGTTTGAAACCGGTGCGCCTTCCGATGGGTCCAGCGAGCTCGAGGTTATTTACCTCAAGATCGATATTGATGGCAGAAATGTAGTTGAGATAGACAAGCTTAATTACAAATGTGTAATTGACGGGGTTGATTATCTGGTCGATGTACGCCGGGCCCTGGGATTATAACAAAAGACCTGCTGCAAAATGCGCGGCAGGTCTTGGTCTTATTTCAAAGGAGGAACGCCTGTAATGGAAACCATTACATTTTCAAAACCCTATATGTATGACGGTAAGGAGTACACAGAATTACAGCTGGATTTTAGCACTTTAACCGGCAATGACATGATTAAAGCCGAAGCTGAAGCCCGGGTGCTTGGAGGTCCGATGCCGGTGCCTGAATTATCCAAGCAGTACCAGGCGGTGGTTGCGGCTAAAGCGGCCAATGTGCACGTGGATATGATTATGGGATTGCCGGCTAAAGATTTCACCAAGGTAACCATGGCGGTGCAAAATTTTTTACTCGAATAGGCGTAAAACGCCCAGATGATTTTAAGCAAATAATCATGGAAAACTGTTTAAGTATGTCTATGGTGACCTATACGCCGGTGCCGTACTGGCTGGACCGGCCCATATTCGAGCTGGATGAATGGCTACAAGTAGCGATAAGTATTCAGAAAAAAAGAAGGAGGGAGTAAAGTATGGCCCGCAAGACATATGAGATAGCCTTTGAGATTGCTGGCAAGCTTGCTTCCTCCTTTGGCAACATGTTCACATCTGCCAATAACCACCTGGCTCAAGTTAAACGCCAGATTTCATCCCTGCAACGGGAAACTAAAGATCTTGAACGGTCCTTAAAAGACGGCAAAATCACGGCGGAAGAGTACGCCCGGGCTTATGCAAAAGTTGAAAATCAACTCAAACAGGCTGAGCAGGCTCAGAAAAGATTTACCCAGGCGGCTAAGGCTGAGCAGTTGGCGCAAAAAACTGATCAGTTTCGCGGTAAGATGCAAAGCGGTCTGCTTGGTGCCACTGGAGCAGCGGTTGCCATGTCTGTACCCGTCTCCGCTGCCATCAGCTTTGAATCCAGCATGGCAGATGTCAGAAAGGTTGTAGACTTTGAAACGCCTAAGCAGTTTAAGGCCATGGAGCAGGATATCCTGAATCTTTCCAAGCGCATCCCGATGGCTGCTGAGGGGCTTGCCCAGATTGTAGCTGCAGGCGGTCAGGCGGGCTTGGCAAGAGATGAACTTGTTGCTTATGCAGAAGCGGCCGCTAAAATGGGCGTGGCTTTTGATATTACCGCGGATGAAGCCGGCCAAATAATGGCCCAATGGCGATCAGCGTTTAAAATGAACCAAGAGCAGGTTAACACTCTGGCTGACCAGATTAACCTCCTTGGGAACACAACGGCAGCATCGGCTCCAAAAATCTCTGAAGTTGTTCGCCGAATTGGTCCCTTGGGTGAAGTAGGCGGGGCGGCAGCTGCTCAGATTGCGGCCCTGGGCGCCACTATGGTAGGAGCCGGGGTCGAGGAAGAAGTTGCGGCTACCGGCATTAAAAATTTAATCCTCTCCATGGTTGCAGGAGAATCTGCTACAAAAAGCCAGGCTGAGGCATTTCAGGCACTGGGCATGGACGCCAAACAAATGGCTGTCATGATGCAGAAGGATGCCCAGGGAGCAATAATGTCCGTCTTTCAGGCATTGCAAAAGTTGCCGAAGGAAAAACAAGCGGCGGTTTTATCTGAGCTGTTTGGCAAGGAAAGTATTGGAGCTATTGCGCCATTACTTACGAACTTGGATGCTCTTCAAGAGAATTTTAAGAAGGTTGGTGATGCCACTCAGTATGCTGGCAGCATGAACAAGGAATTTGAGGCCAGGTCAGCTACAACGGCGAATAAACTGCAATTGCTTCAGAATAATGCTAAGGCTCTCTCGATAGCGGTAGGCAATATACTTTTACCAACCGTGAATTCAATAGCGGAAAAATTATCGGTGGCGGCACAAAAGGTTGAAGTGTTTACCCAAAAACATCCTGCACTGACGAGAGCTCTAGTTATTGGAGCTGCTGCAGTGACAGGACTTGTATTTGCTGTTACAGGGCTGGGCCTTGCATTTAGCCTTGTTATAAGTCCTATTACAAGGTTTTACGCCTGGGCAACTAAAGTAGAATTGATGAGCAAACTGGCGACTGCCGGTACCAGAGCGTGGGCGGCAGCGCAAAGAGTTTTAAACCTGGTTATGAGAGCTAACCCTATTGGTCTTGTTATAACAGCGATAGGTTTGTTAATTGCTGCCGGGGTTTATTTATATAAAAACTGGGATACCGTAAGAGCAAAGGCATCACAATTATGGGAAACTATTTCCAACGCATTTAGAAGTGGCGTAAATAAAGCAATTGATTGGATAAATAGGCTTATTGAAAAAGTTAATCTTATCCCCGGTATTAATATAAAAACTATAGGAAAATTGCCTGCGAATGGTTCCTCTTCAGTAAACGCTTTGGGGTTAAAAAAACATGCAAGAGGTGGATTTTCTGATCGCCCGGCCATATTTGGAGAGGCGGGCCCGGAGGTAGCTATTCCTCTGGATGGTTCCCGGCGCTCGCTGGCCCTTTGGGAAAGGACTGGGCAGTTACTCGGGGCCAGTGGTGGAGACGTTATTATGTACGTAAATTTTGCACCTGTTATTAACGGCGCCGGCCAGGATATCTTACCCGCATTGCGCCGGGAGGAACAAAACTTTATCGAGCAGTTGAAAGCTGCTTGGCATCAGGAAAGGCGGCTGAAGTATGCCTAAAGAGTACATCACTATCCAGGGCGACATGTGGGACGGCATCGCCAAAAAAACATTGGGCAGTGAGTATTATATGAGCGAATTAATCGATGCCAACCCTGATTACAGGGAGACGGTCATATTCCCGGCTGGCGTTCGCCTGACGATACCCGAAGTGTCCACCCCGGTACCGGAACTGCTGCCTCCTTGGAAGCGTGGTGGTAGCTGATGGACGCCAGGCGGGCGCGTTTACAAGTTATGTACAATAACGTGGATATTTCCGCCGATCTGCAGCGGTATCTGAAAGGCTGGACCTACACTGATAACATGAGCGGCCAAGCTGACGATCTACAGATCGTCCTGGAGGACAAGTACCAGCTTTGGACCGGGCCGTGGTTCCCCGAAAAAGGGGCAACGTTGAAGGCGGAAATCGTTCGGTTAAATTGGGGCTTATTGCTGGGATGGGAAGACAGGTTTCCGCTGGGCATCTTTGAGATTGATGAAATCGAGGTTTCAAGCTACCCGTCGGAAGTAACCATTAAATCAATCTCGGTACCGGAATCTACGCCGTTGCGGGGTGAGGCCAAGAACAGGGCTTGGGAGAAAACAAAGCTTTCAGTGATTGCCAAGGACATTGCCGCCGGCGCCGGCATGAAATTGTTTTATGATACCGTCGATGATCCGGAATACGACCGGGTGGAACAGACCGAGGAATCAGACCTCGGTTTTTTGATGCGGCTTTGTAATGACGCGGGTCTGGCTTTAAAGGTATCAGACGCCCAGGTTGTGATATTCGACGAGCAGAAATACGAGCAGCAGGAACCAATAATCACGATAACCAAGGGCGAGATGTATATAAAAAATTACCGTGGCCGAACTACGTTAAACGGGATGTACAAGGCCTGCCGGGTTGAATACCACGACGCGAACAAGAACCGGACCATCAAGTACACTTTTACCCCGCCCAACCCGCCGAAAACCGGACGGGTGCTGGTGATAAACGAGCGTGTAGCATCGGTCAAGGAAGCCGAAAGGCTGGCCAAAAAGCGCCTGCGCCAGGAAAACAAAAACGGGGTAACATTCTCAATTACCCTTTTGGGTGACACCAGGTACTTGGCCGGCCTGACTGTCAACCTGGCCGGCTTCGGTATATTCGACGGCAAGTATGTTATCACCCAGGCCGTACACGGCCAACAGAACGGGTACGAAACAAAGTTGGAATTGCGTAAATGCCTGGAGGGTTATTGATGAAAGAGCTTATCAGGGTAGGGATTGTATCATCAATAAACCCGGCCAAGTGTGCGGCCAGGGTTGCATTTGGGGACAAATCAAACCTGGTATCATATGAGCTGCCGGTGTTGGTCCGGGGATCCTTTCAGGTCAAGGATTACTGGATGCCATCACCCGGGGAGCAGGTGGTTTGTGTTTTCCTTCCCTCCGGAAACGCCCAGGGCTTTATCATCGGGGCTCTGTATTCGGACAAAGATAAAACCCCTGTGAGTGACCAGAACAAGCGGCACATCAAGTTTACTGACGGAACGGTAATTGAATATGACCAGGGCACACACACGCTAACAATCAATGCTGTAGGTCCGGTAAATATAGTTGCCGCTGGCAGTGTGAATGTTACCGGTGATGTTATTGCCGACGGTGTCAGCCTCAAGACCCATGTCCACAGTGATGTTACGGCTGGTCCCGATATTACCGGTCCTCCAGTGGGGGGTGCGTAAATTGGGGTGATTGGCAGTTTTGGAGATGTAATATTTGAGGTTTCCACAAGGAGGGTGCGTACTTTTGATAACTTTGCCCGGGGCGGGTCCGGACGATGGGCTGAACACGAGATTATTAATCAAAAGCCGGTTCCGGAATTTACTGGGCCCGGCCTTGAAGAGATCAGCTTTTCGGTTCGGTTGGACGCCAATATGGGCGTCAACCCGGAATCGGAACTTAAAAAGCTCCGGGAAATGCGAGATACGGGCAAGGTTGCGGACCTTATTATCGGTGGTGAGCCAATATCGGAAAGTATGTGGGTGCTTGAATCACTTCGGGAGCAGCATAAAGTATTCAGCGGTAACGGCAGGATCATTATTGCCACGGCGGAACTGAGCCTGAAAGAGTACCCGCTGCGGGGGTGGGAAAGATGGCTATATACGATATTACGAATGATTTAAATCAGATTGATTTCGGAGCCACCGGCGATGCCGAGGTCTTGCAGAACGTGCGCATGATACTGGCCACGCCGCAGTTTTCCTGTCCGCTGGACCGGGACTTCGGCTGGGACCCCAACGTTGACGCGCCCATAAACTTGGTCCAGGCCAAGCTAACCGCTCGTATTGTTGCCGCCATCCGTAGGTACGAGCCCCGGGCCCAGGTGGTGCAGGTTACTTTTCAGGGCGATGGTCAGCAGGGGGTATTAAAGCCGATAGTAAAGGTGAGGATTGACGATGACACGGTTTAATCTACCGGATATAACTTTTGTGGAAAAGTCCGTGCAGCAAATTGAAGCCGAAATTATGAGTGCCTACGAGGAGGCCGCCGGGTACCGGCTGGCACCTGCCGACCCGCGCCGCAAATTTTTACAGGCCATAGCAAAAATAATTGCTGTGCAGCGGTCGCTCATCGACTTTGCGGCCAAACAGAACCTTTTAGCTTACTCTACCGGTGATTACCTGGACCATATCGGGGCGTTCAGCAACACGGAACGCCTGCAACCCACCTATGCCACAACCACCGAGAGGTTTAATCTTTCCACGGCATTCGATCAGATTATTCCGGCCGGCACGCGGGTTACCGCTGGCGACAACGTATTTTTTGCTACTACTAAGGATGTGGTCGTTCAGGGCGGCCAGACTTATGTAGACGTTGAGGTTCAGTGCACGGAGGCCGGCACAATCGGAAATGGATACCTACCTGGGGAAATCAACATTCTGGTGGACCCCATTCAGTGGGTACAGTCGGTTGAGAATATCACTGAAAGTGAAGGCGGAGCTGACCTGGAGGACGACGACCAATATGCTGAACGGATCCGGCAAGCTCCGGAAAGTTTTTCTGTGGCCGGACCTACCGGTGCGTATGAATACTGGGCCAGGACGGCCAGCCAGTCGATAATCGATGTGTCTGTGTGCAGCCCTTCGGCCGGCACGGTCGAAATCCGGCCCCTGCTGGAGAATGGAGAAATTCCCGGGCAGGAAATCCTGGATGCTGTATTGGCAGCGTGCAACGACAAGAAGGTCAGGCCGCTCACGGATCAGGTCCAGGTACTGGCCCCGGAACAAGTGAGCTATGATATTACGCTGACTTACTACATTCGGACGGAGGATAGCAACCTTGAATCAAGTATTCAAGAGAAGGTCAATCAGGCCGTGGAAGAATACAAGCTGTGGCAGAAATCAAAGCTGGGACGGGATATCGATCCATCCGAACTCATTGCCCGGATAAAAAGCGCCGGTGCCAAACGGGTAACTGTTACTTCCCCGGCATACCAGCAATTGGACAAATACCAGGTGGCAGTAGAGAACCTGATGACGGTCACTTACGGAGGGCTTGAAGATGACTGATATATACAACGTTGACTTACTCGACATCCTTCCGGAAAGCTTGAAGCAAGACCCTCAGGTTCAGGCCATGTGCGCGGCCATAACGCCGCAACTGCAGGCAGTTTCCAACGCAATAATTGAATGTGTGCTTTTACCCAGGATTGACGAACTCCCCAGGGAAGTACTGGATCTTCTGGCCTGGCATTTACATGTAGACTTTTACAACGCTTCATACCCGGTGGAAACAAAAAGGCAGCTGGTGAAAAACTCGCTTGCCTGGCACAAGCGCAAGGGTACTCCATCAGCGGTTGAGGAATTAATAACTGCCGTGTTTGGCGACGGCGAGGTGGAAGAATGGTTTGAGTACGGTGGCCAACCGTACCATTTCAAAGTGTTGACCACTAACACATCAGCGACAACCACGGATGTCCAACGGTTTACAAGAGCTGTTGAGTCAGTTAAAAACGCCCGTTCTGTTCTCGAAGCCGTAGAAATAACAGCGACTGATGAGCTTAATTTGTACTTTGGGAACGCAGTTCATATTGCGGACTACCAAGAGATAAGGCAGGTGGTTTAAAATGGGTGCTTTTGGTGGCCTTATCCTTACAAACAAAGGCAGAAATTTACAAGCAAAAGCCCAAACCGGGGTACAGTTAAATTTCACCAAAATAAAAATAGGCAACGGAAGCCTTAGCGGGCAAAGCATCCTGGACTTGACTGACCTGATCAGCACTAAAAAAGAGCTGACGATATTAGGTCTTCAAACGCTGCCCGAAGGAAAAGCTAAAATTCGCAGTTACTTTTCAAATGCAGATATTGTGACTGGTTTTTATTGGCGAGAGCTTGGGGTTTTTGCCCAGGATCCTCAAGAGGGTGAAATACTTTACTGTTACGGCAATGCCGGTGCCAATGCTGAGTACATCCCGGCTGGGGGCGGTCCTGATGTAATTGAGAGGTATATTAATGTTCTCGCTCTTATTGGAAGTGCCTCTAATATATCCGCGACGTTAGGGTCGGAGATATATGTAACCCAGGTTGATTTTGAAAATCATACCGGAGACACGATAAAACATGTCACGCAGATGGAAAAAGATACCTGGAACACAAAAGAAACTCCCGCTGGCGCCCAAGCTAAAGCTGATGTAGCACTGGCAGCGGCAACCGCTTATACCGATCAAGAGGTAAACGATCTTGCGGGTGCCGGTCGGACAACTGAAACAGTTAAGGGAAACGCCGATGCCCTTGCTGCGCATTTGGCCGAAACCATGCCACACCGATACCAAGATATCGGTACTGGCGCAACGTACCAATACGGCCTTAAGCAACAAAATAACCATCTGGTGTTTATGTATCAGGAGGTGGTCTAATGCCGGAGATCTTACTGCCTAACCGCGATGATGTATTTAATAGCGCTACGACCAGCGCACCAATTGTCGGTACAAAAACGGTAACGGCAACGGCGGCAGAACTGTTTGCCGGGGCGTCGGCCAAGCCCAACCGCCGCAGATTGGTTGTCAAGAACGAAGATCTTGTCCTGCGGTTTCGCATCGGCCCCGCATCGGTGACACAGCAAACAGGATTTCCAATTGAGCCGGGGGCAACTGTAGAATTTCAGTTTGACCCTACAATTCCTGTGGCCATTTATGCCATTTCAGAAGGCGCAAGTCTCAAGGTGGCGGTGATCGAAGAATGACGTATATTGTTACAGTGAACGACGATGGCACCACGACAATAGAGATTAGTTTTATCGACGAGGGCGTAAACCTTCAGGGACGCACGAACGTTAAGGGCGGCGAGCTCGAAGCGCTGAATTATCTGCCAGTCTTCGAGGCGGATTTGCGACGCAATTATGCTGATCTATTTCCTCTGCCCCTGATGCCGGAAGGAGGCATGTTTGAGTGAGGTATATTAGTGGACCATATACGCAGGGCCAACTACTAAAGGAAATCGAAGAAATCGAGATCGCGCTAACCAACAGGTTTAAGATCGGCGGAACAATTACTGATGCCGCAGAACAGCGTTCCTGGCGTGAACGCGTCGAGGACGTCAGTTTTGGCCGGAATACACTAATATATGACGACCAGGGCAACCCCTCGGTGATGGTGGCGGTGCCGCTTATGACTGAGGCCGATCTACTTACCGGCGGGCGGAATATGCCCCACCCGGCCTTTATCGTCAACGGCATTACAAAACCACTGATCTACGTCTCAAAGTACCAAAACATAACCACCGGCTCCGGGACGACATTACGAGCCCTGAGCCTCAAACATCTGGATCCGGCGACTTATATAACCTTTGACAACGCGCTTTTGGCATGTAAACAAAAGGGCACCGGATGGCATTTAATGACCAACGCCGAGTGGGCCGCCATCGCGCTTTGGTGCAAAAAGCAAGGTTTTTGGTCGCGCGGCAACAACAGCTACGGAAAAGATTATGCCATAACGGATGAACGCGGCATCCCAAGTTATTACTACGATTCTGGCGGAACTAAATACATCGGGCGCGTCTTAACAGGCAGCGGCCCGTTGTCTTGGTCGCATAATGGAACACCGTTCGGGATCTTCGACTTAAATGGCAACGTGTGGGAATGGGTCGGAGGGATGCGCCTAAAAATCGGTGAGATCCAGGTCTTGCAGGATAACAACGCGGCAGATAACACCAAAGACCAGAGCGACGCCAGCACCGAGTGGAAAGCAATCCTCCAGGACGGTAGCCTGGTCGCGCCAGGCACAGCCAATACGCTGAAGTTCGATTCTCCGGTGGCCGGTGATGGGGTTGGAAGTGATAACCTGGGCGCTCCAAAGCTAAACACCACAATCGTTAATAGCATGAACCCGGGCAACACCGCCGACAACGGCTACTATGATTATGGCTACACCACATTTGAAACCCTCGCAGCCGAGGCTGGCGTGACGGTACCCAACCTGCTGAAACTGCTCGGCATTGCTCCGATTGACTCCGGCCACGGCGGGGATGGCCTGTGGGTGCGTAACTACGGAGAGCGCCTCCCGTTCCGGGGCGGGTCTTGGGTCTATGGTTCCTCTGCGGGGGTCTTCGCCCTGTACCTGAGCAACGCCCGCTCGCACTCGGGCGGCAGCATCGGCTTCCGCGCGGCTTTTATTCCCGTGTAATCTGGGTTTTGAAACCTGAAATCTGCTGGGCGGGCGACAGCCCGCCCTCCCAGTTCTTGAACACGGGGGTAAAAGCCTTGGCTGAGGAGTTGAAGGTTCTACAAAAAACCTACGACATGATCCAGTACGGATACATTTGCCTGCGGCAGTACCCCAAGAGCGAAAAGCACACTTTGGCGGCCGAGACCAAGCGGGCCATGTTTGAGTTGCTAAAGGCCATCATCATGGCCAATAGGCGATACTACAAGAGGAACGCAATCCAGGAGGCTGACGTCCAGTTAGAAATCCTCCGCCATTATATACGGCTTGCAAAGGACCTGGAGTTTCTACCCATCAAAAAGTACGAGAACTGGTCTAAGATGACCAC